ACCTACGGCTCCCTCGGACATATACACCTGGCGCAGGAAGTAGTCAAGGGCCGGAAGATCTCTGTAACCCGCATCGATTACCCGCATCCGCGGCGCATCAAGGCGGTCTGTGATTGGAAGGATGCCGACGAACCGCTGGATCATCCGATTGACGGCGTGCAGGTCTGGCAGGTCTACCGGGCAACGAAGGAGGAAGCGAAGGAGATCGATCCCGAGGAGATCCTTCACGACATGCGTAACTTCGGCGCGCTTGAAGGCTCCCGCGTGACGGTCGAGACTATCCTGACTGATGCTGTCCGTGCTCCGGAAATTGCCAGCAAGAACGCTCTGCGCGAAAAGGTGATCGTCTATGCCGAAGCCTATAGCCTGCCGGTGACAGAGAGCATCCTGGTCAAGGCCGATCAGCTCGAATGCGAAGCAGAGAAGCGAGGCGAGACACAGCGGACGAATATTATCATTCACAGCGTCGAACTTCGTGGGGCGAAAGGAATCTACAAAGGGCGCAAGCTGTTGCGTCGCCTGCTCAATTTGCCAGCCCTTCCCCTAGACAACATCAAGATAGATTTCGACAAGTACGAGCCCGGAATACTCGGCCTCCTCGGTCCGACCGGGGCAGGGAAGACAACAATCCTCGGTTTCCTTGCGCCTTACACTGACATGCCCGGGCGGCGCGGCCCACTTCGCAACCATTTCCGACTGCGCGATAGTTCGTGGCAGCTCATCTACTCAGACGAGTATACCGGCAATCTCTATCGTACGTTCATTGAGATCGATGGCGTGAGCAAGGATGGGAAAGCAAATTGTCATCTGTTCGTGAACGGCGAGCCCATCAATAGTGGAGCGAAACTCTCAATCGATGACTACGAACAGGCAATACGGAAGCTGTTTGGATCTCCTGAGCTGTTCGTCAGGTGCTCTAACGTCGCACAGAAAAATGGAAAGGACAATCCTGATCTGAGTGACGCAACGAAAGGCGAGCGCAGCGAGATCGTCGTCGAACTGGCGGGCCTTGACTACCTCCAATCTGATAGCAAGAACGCGAAGGAAAAAGCTGAAACTATTGAGGGCGCAGCCGCAGAAGAGGGAAGGCTCCTCGCGCAAATAGAAGGCCAGCTCACTGTGCTGCCCGATCTCACCGCGGATCGTTCACAGAAGGCCGCGGATCTGGAACAGGAACAAAATAACCTTCGCACTCTCGAACTCCGCGGGCTTTCGCTGAAATCAGACGTCGAGCAGCTCGCGCAGAAGGTAGCGGAGCAGCGGAGGCTGGCCGAGCGCATCGCAGGCCTTGAGGACCAGGTCACGCAGAAGCAGCGAGCCATCAGGGACGCCGCGGATTCCATCACCGAGTACCAGCAGGCCGTCGAGTGGGCGCCGGAAGCCCAGAAGGTAATCGTCGAGTGGGACAAGTTGAAGGAGCAGGAGAATGCCGAAACCAGACGACTCAGTACCATCCTCGCCGAAAATGCTCGGCTCCAGCGTGAGTACAACACTCGGCTCACGGCTCATCACGCAGATGTCCGAAAGGTCGAAGGTCAGCAGTCGCGCCTCCGAACGGAGAAAGCGGTTCTGGAGGGCAATCGAAAGGTTGTTCAAAACCAGATCGACTTCCTGGCCCGGGATCTGAATGCGCCTCTGACCGAGAATTGCCCTACCTGCGGGCAGCGACTTCCTGAAACAAAACTGGCCGAATTGCAACAGAAAAGGGCTGAAAGTGAGGCGAGAAAGGCCAAAGACGAGACGAATAGGGCAGAAATTGATATGCAACTTGCCTCCTTTGATCAGCAGTTGGCCGCAATCACACTTCCGCCCGCTCTCCCTCCGCTTTCCCTGCCTCCCGTAGACCAGGAGCCCCTGCGGCGCATCCTGACCGCGATGGCCGTCCTGAAGATCGACCAGGCGAGGAAAAACGTGGCCACGGCCCAGGAAGCGGCCACCCGCATCGAAGAGGCGAAGAAGCAGCTGGAGAAGGCATCCGGCGATCAGGCAGAGCTGGGACTATCGATTCAGGGCCTGCAATCTCAGATCGACCCCGCAATCCAGCCCGCCTACGACGAAGCGACCCGGAAACTCGAAGGGGCGCGCGCGGAGTACGGGGAGGCGCAGAAGGCCATCGCGGGCCTCGAAGCGCAGATCCAGGGATTCGATAAGCGGATCGCGGAGCTACAGGTCTCAGAGGAAGATCTCGGTCTGCGCAAGGTAAGACTGGATAGTCAGCAGGCCTGCGCCGCGGAGTGGCGATGGCTTCAACGCGCATGCGGCCGAGAAGGAATCCAATCGCTCGAACTGGACTATCTCAAGCCTGGAATTGAGGCAACGGCGAACGATCTTCTCTCTTCGGTTTTCGGCTCGCGCTTTTCTGTTGAATTTCGCACCGAACGCATGGCGGGGCGCGGCTCCGATATTCACGAGAAGCCTGATTTTTCGGTTTGGATAATCGACAACGAGGACAACGCCAGCGAGCAAGAGTTTTTCTCTCTATCGGGCGGGGAGTCGGTCCCTGTCCGCCTGGCGATTTATGAAGCATTCGCAAGGATGCGTGTGCAGAAGTTCAGCCCCATGACCATTGACGAGGCGGATGGACATCTCGATCCGAGTCTGCGCGCGGGCTACGTGGATATGATCGAACGCGCAAGAATAGTAAGCAGAAGACGCAACACGCTCCTCGTCAGTCATAGCGTTGAAGTGCAGGAGATGATCGCCCAGAAAATCGATCTCGCGAGGCTGGCGAAGGAAAGCCAACCCGAGACCGCGGCGTGAGCAATATCACGCACTCACCCGAGGTCCAGGAGGCCATCGGGCAGAAGATCGAGATGAGGCGCGCGGAATGACCTTCGCGTATGCGGATCCACCGTATATCGGTTGCGCCCGTCGATATTACAAGAATAGGTCTGACTTTGCCGGTGAGGTCGACCACAAGGAATTGCTCGAATGGCTCTATCATGAGTTCCCTGACGGTTGGGCTTTGAGCGCAAGCATGATGAGTCTTTGGGATCTTATACCAATGATCCCTAAGTCATGGAAATGCCGAATCGCCGCTTGGACGAAAAGCTATACCGGCAGACCTATGGATATAGCTCTGCGACGTCCAGCCTATGCATGGGAGCCGGTCATTTGGCGCGGAGGGCGCAAACTTCCCCCCAAGACATTCCTTAGAGATTGGGTCAGTGAAAACAACATCGCGGCATCACCCGGGCACCGACCGCACAAAGTAAGGAAGCAATTCCCCGGAGCGAAGCCTGACGGATTCTGCTACTGGCTCTTTGACCTTCTGAACATGCGCTCTGCCGATACATTCGTCGATCTTTTCCCCGGCACTGGTAGGGTCACGCGGGCATGGGAGCATTACAAGAAAGCAAACATGATTATTTTTGGTACGACGCCGCGCTTTTTTATGGCATGAGCTTTTCGGCCTATATGCCATTAGCTCATAGGGAGGGAAGAAAAGGATGGACCGTTATATCTATGATGTGGGCATCAACGGAAATTGTCTGTTTGGTCACGCTATCAATTCAGATGGATCTGTTGGCTATGAGGTGGGATTTCTAAATACAGGAATGTGCGATATTCCATTCGGTGAAATCATTGACATCGAGCGCGATGATAAGGGCTTCACCAAATCGATAAAACTCGCCCGAACTGGAGAAGAACTTTTCGACCGCGCTGGATATGAACGGCGGACAGAAGAATATATCGAGAGTACAAAGCATTTATTTCGCGGCGCATAGGAATAGGGAGGGGAATTGTGTTCTATCTCACGCCGATCGGGATCGTCATTCTTACGTGGGGCGGCTGGCTGCGCATCGCGCTTTTCCTCTTCACCTATGCCGTGCTCATCATGTTCAGCTTCGCCTTCATCCTGCGGGCCGTGGAAAACACGAAGAAGGCTCGGGCGAGGCGCGCAAGAGAAGTGCCCATCGAGGCCCAGCGGAAGATCGACGAACTCTACCGCGAGCGCGACGAGGCGAGGGAAGAAGCGGCCGCGGCGAAGAAGGAGAATACGGCGCTGAGAAGGACGGCGCAGGAGCGGATCGCGTTCAATCGCTACAATGACTCGCGCACGAAGGCCGTGATAGCGGGGAAGCCGGAATGAGGAGGAGTGGGGTGAGCCATGAGTGAACCGATGAAGGAGCAAAACCAAATGAACGAAGACTACGCCAAGGCGGGGATGCAGGAGGAGCCGGGGCTGGAACAGGTCATCGACCAGCATTCCCACCCCTCCCCCGAGCGGGAAGGAGGAGCGGAAATGAGAGTCTACACTGTAAAACCAAGCAAAGCTTTTGGCGAAAGTATCGAGGACGGAAACGGCAAAAGACTCTTCTCAAACTTATCACGTGACGAGATTGCACTTGCTATCGAACTACTCAAGATACGTGACTCCGCCTCGCCTCCGGGGGATGTGTTGAGGAGGACATTCGTAGAGGGGGCTAACTTTGCGTCTGCCAAGTATGAGGAGCACGGGCAATTTCCTCCCAAGCCTCTGTGTCTTCCCAATTGGGAGGAAATTGTCCGTTGGGCAGACATAGAGGCACAGAAGCGCTACCCCGAAGCTGCCCTCCGGGGCGTGCCGCAGAGAAGCGGGGAGGTGAAGCCGTGAGCGAACAGGGATGGTTGATTGAACTTCCTACAACAGTTGGCAGAGATCCTTATTGGTCTCATCTTGATCGATCATCGCCAGAATGGTTATCGGCTGAACGTGGCTTCTTTCACTGGTCGTATGATAGTCGCGAAGCGATGCGATTTGCTCGCAAGAAAGACGCCGAAGATTCTTGCGCTGCTACGCCCGTCCTAACTATAAGGCAGTTCAGCCACAAGCAGGTATCCACGACAAAATGGAGGCCATAGTTACCGAACACGGATGGTCTGATATGGAGGAGCCCGCCGCGTCCGAACCTCCCGTCGAGGGGCAGGCTAGTGAATATCTGGCTGGCCATAAAGGGTCTTGCAGATTGAGACATTGGGACCGGAACACGCCATGTGTCTGTGATTGCAGCTTCGATCCCCCACCCGCGCCAGCGTCCACGCCCGCTGCGCCCGAGCCTCTATGCGTGATTTGCAACAAGCCTGAGACCGACGATGCACACAACCAAGATGGTCACAATTTCCAATCGCCCGCCCCTGCCGCGACGCAACGGTGGAGGTGCAAGGGGTGTGGGGAAGACATTCCTGAAGCGCGGGTAAGCGAACCCTCAACGCTACTGAATCGCTACCACAATGTAGGGAATGCACTTGAAGAATGGTGGTGTGGTCCCGTGGTACCCGAGACCCCGGGCAAGGAGGGGGAAGCGCGCCCCGCCGGCGGCACCGAAGCCCTGCAGGGATGACGTCACAGCTGGGCGAGCAATAAGGGGAGGGGAGCGTGGGGCGAAAACTGGGAGCAATCGGTTGGAATATCGGGAATACCTAAAGACGCTGCACTGGCAATCGATGCGTGCATGGGCAATTGAACGAGCTGGAGGGCATTGCCAGATTTGCTGTTCACGGAAACTCTTGGAAACCCATCATAATAACTATGACCATCTCGGCGCCGAATGGCCCGAGGACCTCTGCGTCCTGTGCAATGAATGCCACGAATTATTTTCGGATCGCTTTCCACCCGAACCTGCCGGGGATGTAGCAATTTTAAGGGCAATTTCGAATTTGGCAAACGACGACACTTTGTCGCGGCTCGAAGCAGTGAGCCAAAGAATGCGGGCCGCCCGCGCGGAGAAAGCAAGATGAGGGAATTCCCTCCGCTTCCACACGATCCCATTCAATCCGAATTCGATCAGCAAGCAAAAAGTTGCGATGAGTGGAAGAAATTCTTTGCCAGAAAAATTCCTTTGGGTGAACGCATGATCGAATTCTGCCGGGACCTCATTTACTTCGCGGCGTCTGATCTTGCCTACATGGACCACGATGTTATCCCGCGGCCGGAGATCGCGGTTGTCCGCTCGATCGAATATGTGGCCGACCGGTTGGATAGTGACGGCGACTTGTTGTATGCGCTCTGGCTTCAGCGAAGGCATTTCGACGGGACCCGTGAGTGTCGATGGATGCTTCAGCACAATTCCCTGAACCGCATGAGAGAGGAGCAGAAGAGTGGACAGCGTTGAACGTGCGGTAGCTCTCGCGAAACTGGCAGGAGACAAACTCGACGGGAAGGAGCCTGAGAAAATAGATGCACTCCTGGGCAAAGCGCGGGGCCTGGGGAACATCGCGCTGGCCGAATATCCTGCGATAGATTGGACGGTCACGAATCTTCTGCCGACAGGCTTTACTATTTTCTCTGGCGGCTCAAAACTGGGGAAGACTTGGCTCTGCCTGCAACTCGCTTCCGCTGTCTCTCTCGGCATGGATTTTCTTGGCAATGCTGATTATCCATGCAAGAAGGGCGACGTTCTTTTGCTCGCACTTCAGATATCCGATCGCGTGCTTCACAACCGCATGGAGGTAGCGGGGATTCTTGGAGATGATAGGTGCAGCGTGTTACATGCTTTCCCGCGCGGGGATGAAGCGCTCTCTACCGTGCGCCGCTGGAAGGAGATGCACCCGGGCACACGGCTGGTGATCATCGACATGCTCGAACAGGTCCGCGACCGGGATCCAGAACATGAGAATACCTACTCAGTGAATGTACAGGAGATCTCCAAGTGGGCCCAGCTCGCCGACGAATTGAAGACCACAATCATGGGCACCACGCACGACAGGAAAGCTGTAGCGTCGGGTGATTTCGTCCATGACATCATGGGGAGTGTCGGCTCAGTGGGCAGCGCGTCTACACTTTGGAGCCTGAAGAGGGCCAGGGGGAAGGGATACGCAACGCTTTTTGCGTCAGGTTGGGAGATAATCGATCAGGAATTGCCTCTCGAATTCGACAAAATGACCGCCTGGCGTTTGTGCGAAGGCACAGTCGAGACTAACAAACTAACAAGAGAGAGAGGGGAGATACTCGATCTGCTCAATGAGCAGGATGAGCCAATAGGGCCGCGTGATATCGCAGATGCCCTAGGCAAGGCTGCGGGGCAGGTCAGATGGCTGCTTTCCATGCTCAAAAAAGAGGGATATGTCCAAAATCCCTCCCGTGGCCTCTATATCATTACAAACAAACAAACAAACAAACATGCAAACAACACTAACATACTAACAAAGAGCGCGCAAACGCCATCGCGCGAGGGTGATTGTTTGTTTGTTAGTGATGTTAGTGAGGGGTCTGGCGAACCCCCTAAAGCCTCGGAGAGCGACAAAGGTAGACAAGCCGATCCTCCCGACACCTTCGACGACAGCTTCCCCGAGGCGAGCTCGTGAGGGTGCAACGGCGAGTCGCGCACTGGTCCTCCGCGTCATTGCTGCCGAGTGAGGCCGACGTTGAGCGCGATATCCTGACGTACTTGGCGTACAAGCACTACTGGTTCCTGCAGACGCATAGCGGGAAGAAGCGGCCAGTGAAGAAGGGCGCACTCGATATCGTATTTGGCAAGGGCGCCGTCTGGGGATGCATCGAGACGAAAGGAGAGGATGGCATGCTGTCGGATGCACAACTCGAAGAGATGGAACGCGTACAGCGGGCGAAGGGAATTGTGATTGTGGCGCGGTCGCTTCAGGATGTTGTGGATGCTTTGCAAGGAGGAGAAACTTGAAAAGACTTGATCTTATTGGCAAGATATTCGGAAGGCTTCGCGTCACAACAGCGATGAACAGAAAAGGAGAAGGGTATGAAGACGTGTGGTAATTGTTATTTCTGGAAGCCCGAGACGGCAGGCGTTGATGCCGGCAATTGCATGGTGGATCCTCCGAAGATCTACCCGCTGCCGAAGCAGGACAGGACGATTGTCCTGCAGAACATGTACCCGACGACGACGCGGGATGACTATTGTCACTGGCACCAGAGGCGCTCTTTGCTTGCGCGCTTCCGCTTATGGTTGGCCGAACGCCGGCGGATCATTCCGTACGTGGAACCGATTGAGGTAGGTGCAGCGCCGGGCATCCAGATCGTGAGCAAGCTCCCGAAGATATGATCGACAACTCGAAGGCGCGCGGGCTCCAGGAGATCTACAAGGCGCGTGGCAATGGCGCACTCAATGCTCTTGCTGTTGAATGCGAGGGGATCGCCTTTATCATCGTCAAAGCGCAATGCCGAAAATACGGATTGCGCTTTGAGCGGGAGAAAGTCCTAGAGTTCGCGCACGATGCCGCGGCGCAATTCATCTCGCAATATCTGAAGCATGCGGATTACAACGTGCGCTCGTTCTCAGCCCGCATCCGCCGAGACGTGCTCAACGTGATGTTCGGTCGCAAGCGAAACAAACAGAACGCTTTCGAAGATGGGTTGGTACAGATGCTTTCGCCTTATTCGAGGACCCAGATTATAGACGGTCAAATGCTACAGCAACATATGAACTCCTCAACTGCCCTCGACGAGCTCATTGCCGACCATCCGCAAGGCATGAAGATCGCGGCGGATCTTGCCCGCTCGAAGTCCTATTCGCAGGCGATCAGGAGGATAGCGATCTATGTCGGACGCGAATGGATCTATGAGCATGCCGAGAAAATGCATCACGTATGGAAAACGTTCAGGTGGAAGCCGAAGACGAAGGGTGGCATTCGTCGAACAGGAGTTGGACGACTATGCCCTGGCCTTCTGTGCAGCGAACCAGCAGAGCTACAGCAGCCTGATCAACGATCTAATAAGATACCTCAGAGACGAAATCGGAAAGGAGGAGGAACATGACTGAAGACAACAAAGAGATCAATCATCTGAACATCGACGCCATTATTCAGGACATCGCATCGAGGCGGACCCGCATTCTGGAGGACTTCGCCCGCGCGTATCTCGCGGAGTTCTCCGGACTCATGCCAAGCCAAATTGAGTTTTGCTTTCAGAATGATTACGAGAACGGCATAGAAAAGGTGTGGATAAGAAAGCTGCCGGACGATAAGGGCTCTGGCATATGAACGGAGCCGCACTGAACTTCACGCGCCGCGATTTCAGGCATGCCCGCCAGCGTATCGGCGCCGAGAAGTTGCAGGCGCGAATACTGCGGGAGATGGCGCGCGAGATGCCTCCGACGCAGGCGATAGTGTTTATGTCCTATTTCCACCAATTCCCGGAGTTCGCGCATGGCAATGACAATTACTTCAAGCCGGCCTGGGCGCGCACGTGTGGCCAGCTTCAGATCAGGCGCCGGGCATTCTGGAAGATGACGCGCGCACTGATAGATCTGGGCTTCCTGGAACGCCGCTGGTGTGGGCTCCTTCGCGGGTGGTGGGAATATCGGATCGTGTTCGAGAAGCTGGAAAAGTACAGAGTAGATCCGCGCAAAGGCACTACATAAAGCGTGAACGATCAGGAACGCCACGAGCAACGCTTAGCGAATATTGAAAAACATAAATGGCAAAAGGGAGGTCCCTCTCCCAACCCAGGCGGACGAACTGCAGGCTTCCTGCATTTCTCTGCAAAGCTCATGGCTCAAATGCTTGACGCCCGAGTTGATGAGAATGGGAAACCGGTCCACAAGGATGATCCGAATTATCACTTAGCAACGCCTTTTCCTGTGGCTGCCTTGAGTCTCTATATGGAGCGAGTTCTCTCAAAAAGTGCTAGGCAAAGCGAAACTCTATTTGATTTCGTTGATCGCTTATTGCCACATCTTGATAAAGTTGATGGCATTCTCATGCATCAGCGCGAGCACGACATAAAATACCTGACTTACCTAGTCTATAAATATTGCTTTGATGAACAACAGCAGGTCCTACTTACGAAGAAACCGCTGATCGTGATGATTTGCGGACGTCGCGCTGGAAAGACCATTGCCATAGCCGCACTTCTCATTCTGGTGGCTATCAGCCATGAGAGGGGCGATGTCATTTATCTTGGACGGACTGCGAAGTCAGCATATGATATTGTCTGGAAATCCCTGATCGATATTCTGGATTATCTTGGAATCCCATTCATGCCGCACATAGCTGATCAGCGCATCGAATTCAACACAGGCGTCAACATCTACGTCAAAGGCACGAACACAAAAGAGGACATCGAGAACATTAGAGGCAAGGGCTTTCGGCTAGCAGTAAAGGACGAATGCCAGGGCGACAGCCATTCAAAGCTGAAGATGCTCGTCGAGGAAGTTCTCGGTCCCACCCTGAAGGACTACGAGGATTCAAGGATTGCGCTGCTCGGTACCCCGCCGCGGATCCAGGGGAGCTACTTCGAGGAGAAGTACCTCGAAATAAATCCCTTGATCGCGCGATGCAACTGGAATCTCTCAGTCAACCCGCATATTCCAAATCACGAAAAGATCCTGGCAAAGATTCTCGCGGATGAATTCGGAGGCAATGAGAACGATACCGTCTACCAGCGGGAGTATTTGGGCCGGGTGGGAGCTTATGATACTGAGGCCCTCATTCTCCGCTTCACGGATGCCAATCACTACACGGACGCACAACTCGCCGAGTGGATCAACTCGCAGCCGCCCTCGGATATCTTCCTGTCCGGCGGAATCGATTATGGCTTCGATGATTTTGATTCCTGCACGATCACGCTCGCCTCAGAGCGGAAGCCGGGCCGGTACAATATCTACGAGTACAAGGGCAACAGGACCGGCACGAGCGATTTCGTGAACCGGATGAAGCTCGGGATTACGCAGACGGCCTCCAATCCGATCCTGGCGAAGATCAACAAGAACTTCACCTGGTTCTGCGATACCGAGGGGCTGGGGAAGAAAATCACGTACGATCTTGCCTCGCAATTCGGAATAACCGTAGCGCCAGCATATCAGGGTCAGCAAGATCTCTTGCTGGAGATGTTACAGGATGAGGTAAAGAATGGCTGGTATAAGACGCGAGCTCCTCAGACCATAGCTGGCAAGTTGATCATCTCGGAGATAGAGCAGGAAGCGAAGTATATGGTGTTCGCGCGAAACGAAGAGTTGCCCGGCCAACCGCTTACTCGCCGGATCGATGATGATGTCTATCATCCCGAGATCTTGAAAAGCGTGTTATACTCGCTCAGATATATTTGGCTAAGGAGTAAGGCGAAGCTGGGAAATACGAAGTGATGACAATTAAGCCCAAGAAATGGTGGTGGCGCTTTTCTCCGCATAAGCGTAAGATCGTAAAAGCAGCCGAGTTCTATCTCAATCAAGAAGAGATTCAAGCTGCTATCAGGCTCGAAATCGTAAACAAATTGATGAACAGATGAATCGCATGGACTTCAACGAGATCAGAGCCAAGGCACGCGCCACTCAGAATATTTACAAAACGATCCGCATTCTCTATCCTTGGGCAGAATTTCGCGAAGGATACATATTGCGAAAGTCAGTGATATTCATTTTACGGCAATGCTGGATAGAAGTAGGCTACTGCTAATCTTCGGGAAAGTCCCATAGAATCGCACTACATAATGCGTGGCAACCTTCATCGACGCATGGAAGCTCATTCATGATGAACTAAAGGCCCGGCGCGAAACAGAGAAGAAGCGCAAGGCTTTCGGGAAGCTCACCGGGAAAACCCTTGACATGCAGATGCTCGAATCTATCGCGCAAGAGGCCGCGAAGCTGCGCCCGGGATTCTATACGCGCGTGACGATTGAAGGAGCCGTGATCGAGATGGGCGTCAAAGAAGGCGCGAAGCCTGCACCGCGCCAGGCTGACGAGACATTCTGATGATTCATGTTTGCGATCAATTCTGTTCCTGCCCTCTTTGCGGTGCACATCTACAATCCGCGCCGAGTGAACGAATTGATGATACGCGGTGGCGTTCATTCATGGTCTGTCCACAGGGACATTTTAAGAAGCCCACTTCGATAACGACGATGTGTAGGACTTCCTAATGCCCGAAGAAAAGAAGCTCAGCGAAATAGAGAAACCCGATCTTGTTCATCATTACAAAACTGATGAGCGAGATATCATAGCCGACGCTCTTCAGCTTGAGAAATGGCTCATGCGCCGGGATATGAAATATCTGCGTAATCTGAATCGCTACAACAACAATGGGCAGCGCGTCGAACAGATCTATGATCTCTACAACAACCCTGTCAGCTATTACTTCCAGGCCTCTGATGACAATCGCATCCCGTGGCCCATCGAAAATGTGATCAAGAGCTGCATCGATACAAAAGTCTCGAAGATGAGTCAGGTAAAGGTGCGGCCGTTCTTCAATCCGGTCAATGGATTGTGGAAGACCCGCAAATGCTGCCGTGTTGCCCAACAGTGGGCGGATGAATGGTACCAGCGCGAAGGCATCTATAAGTCCGGGAATATGGCCTATCGCGATGCCCAGATATTCGACGTTGGCCATGTGTGGGTCAACGAAGTTACGCGGCAACCCGTGCGTATCATGCCGTGGGAATATTATGTGGATCCCGCAGAGGAAACATTCAAGAAGCATAGCCGGTGCATGGTGAAGTTCCGGCAATATCCTTTCTTCGCCTTGAAAGACATCCTGAAATCCGGCGGGCGCGCAGAAGGCGCTTATAAGAAAAATCCGTTCTATCGCGCACAGGATTACCGTATCTATTACCATCTGGCGGAAGGGAAGCGTTATGACATTGTGGATGGCGAAGTCCAGAAAATCAGCACGATCAAGTTCAAGAAGCCTCCGGTTGCCACGATCCATTATTGCCCGCCGGTCAAAGGCATTTGGACTCCTTCCCTTGTCGATGACCTGATCACTCTCCAGAAAGAGCTCGACCTCGTAAACGAAAAGATACACGACGCCGAGGAGAATACACCGGCCAACCTGATCCTCGTTCCTACTATGAGCAGCGGCGGCATTAAGGCATCAATCATCGACGGTGGGAAAGCCGCGATGATGTACGAATACGAACCTGCTCCCGGGTCTACCGCTCCTGCAACGTGGGTGACGCCGGCATCGGTGAATCCACAGCTCCTCACTAGGCGGGAAAAGATCATCGAGAGCATGTACAACATCTCCGGTGTCTCGCAGCTCTCCGCGCAATCGAAAAAGCCCAGCGGGATCAATAGCGGCGTCATGCTGGATACGCTCGAAGATGTGGAAAGCGAACGCTTCAACTTCGAGCTGCAGAACTTCGAAGGCTTCTGCATGACGATCAGCGAGATCGCCATTGACGTCTTCGATGAGGATGCCGATATCCTGCCAAAACGCAAGCAGCGGCCGACCGTCACTTGGAAAGAAATCAAGGCAGAGCGGGACTTCTTCTCGATTCAATTCTCCCCCGCCTCTGCACTTTCCAATACCCCGAAAGTGAAAATGGAGCAGGTCGAGAAGCTCCAGAAGATGGGTCTGATTGGACCCGAATGGGCCGCCGAGATGCTGCAATTTCCGGACCTTGAACGTTCCTACGGTATCGCCACGGCCAACCGGGACGATATCGAGATGATCACCGAGCGCGCTGCAGAATATAGGGAGTTTGATTTCTATGACGTGGTGAATGTAGGCGATCTCTACAAAAACGTTATGAACGAAATCATGCGCCTAGACGCGGATGAGGAGAATGAATCGATCCTCGATAACCTCATTGCGTTCTTAAAAGTCATCAAGAGCAAGATGGACGCGCTGAGGCTCGCGGCTACTCCAGCTCCACCGCCCCCGGGGCCTCCCGCAGCAGCTCCTCCAGTTGCATTGGGCCAACCTCCAAATCCTCCGAGCCCGCAAGTACCGAATGCTCTTGCCGGAGGAAATGGAAATACAGCGGCAGCTATGCAGCAGGCTCCCGCATGAGAAATTTCTCTCAAAATCGCACTACATATCAGGAGTAGAGCAAATGAGTGGTCAGCAACTTCCCAGCGCAGAAGAGCAGATCCCATCAGTCGAGGAGATTTTCCAGTCTCTCGAAGGCCATCCGCCCGAAGAGCAGGTCCCTGCCCTGGCCGCGATCATGCAGGCCATGCTCGGCCAGATGAGCGAGATGGAGAAGCGCCAGGAGGAGTATTGCCAGCGCGTGGATGATCTCTACAAGGAGATCTATGACCCGCTGAAAAAGGGGTACCAAGAGAAAGTTCGCGGTCAGGGACTCGAATCCCTGAAGGGGAAATACGGATCTCTATTCGATCCCATTCTTGAACCGCTGAAGGGCTTCGGGATCGAGGATCCCTATTCGACCCTCTATGACATGCTGGAGCAAATGAAAAAGGATGGCACCTATAATGAGGCCGACGAAGGGAAATACATCGGCGATCAGCATGCGGATGCTATGAAGCACATCACTGCTGTCCGCGGGACGCCGCCGGCTGAAGAAGTGGCCGAGACGCCGGCTCCCGAGGCCGAAGTCGAAGCCGAAATCAAGAAAGAGGAAAAGCCGGCAGAGAAGAAGCCGGAAGAAAAACCGAAATCCCTCGCCCAGAAAAAGAGATCCATGAGGGACGGATACTAATGCACCCCATAATTCAGGCCATCCAGGATGCGCTCAAGCCGAAGGTTATAGAAGTTCCCCCGCCGGCCCCATGGCCTCAGCCAGCAGAGGAACCGCGTGCCGAGGAGCTGACTGATCTTCAGTCTGAGATCGAAGAGCATTCCGACGAAGAAGAGAAATCCGAAAACATCGACTTTTGAAAATCGCACTACATAGGGCAGAGGAGAAAACAGACCATGCCCGTATCGAGTGCACAACTTCTTGCAACCTTCAAGACGTATTACACGCCGGACCAGATGGAGAATCTCCTCTGGCGCAACAGCCCCGCGGTGAAACGGATCAAGAAGGTCCGGGTGAGCGGTGCGAACTACGTCTTCCCGATGGTCACCGGCCGCGGTGGTGCGGTCTCTGGAAGCGGCGCAGTGGCCGTTGCCAAATCCGCAACTACCTCGCGCACGAACGCGATGACCGTCGATCATGGAAACCTCTTCAGCGCCTTCCAGCTCACTGATAAAGAGGCCCGGGCATCTGTGGACGACAAAGGCGCCTTCGAGCCCGTGGGGGTCACCAAGCTCTTCACGACCTCGGATGCGCTTCGAAAGACGATTGCTGCCGCCTTCTACGGATCCGGCTTTGGAGAGGTGGGCCGTGTCCAGGGCGCGGTGATCGCCGGAGCAAACCAAGTCATCGTCGACAGTGCCACCGTGGCGAAGATCGACGTGGACACGGATTTCGTCGTCACCACGGGCCCGGCCATCGGAAATGATCTTCCCTCTGATGCCCTGATCGGAGGCGGAACAGGAACGGTCTATACCGTGCAGCAGGTGGATGGTGATGGAAGTGGAAACTACACCGTCACTTTCACGCCGGTCGCGCCTGCCGCGGGATTCGTCGATCAATCCTGGATCTGCCTGAACGGCTTCCGCGATGCGACGACCCTTGCGGCCATCGGCCCGCAAGGCCTCGGTGGAGCGCTTCCCTCCTTCGCCAACAGAACAGGCGCCAACTGGGCTACCTACATCGCTATCGCTTTCCAGGGGCTCGTGCGGAACGTCTTCACGAACAGGCTTGCCGGTGGATTCGTGCTGCAGAACACGGCAGGCGGGGAGACCAAGACGCAGGCTGTCACTCGCGCCGTGCAACTTGCACGATTCCAAGGAGGCGAGAGTGACCTGATCATCCTGAATGACAAGAACTTCAACGAAATCCTTATCGAGCTCAACAGCTCGACGCTTCTCTGGAAGGATCTTCAGGGCGGAGCTCCGAAGAATGAAGTGGCTCTCGGCATCGATAGTATGTCTTACATGTTCAGCACGAGCTGGGTGAAGACGGCCATCGATGATCCCTACTGCCCGTACAACACTTTCTATGTCCTGGAAGAGCGGACGATCAAATGGATCGGGCTCACGGACATGGAGCGGGCCACGCAGGACAGCATCTCCGACAATCAGCCTGGAGCGCCCCCGGTCACGAAAGACGGAGAAGTGCCGACTGATCGTTATGGGCTGAACATCGATGACATCCTCACACTGAACCCGTCCGCAGTCGGCCAGGACGGCGCGGGAATCCAGGGACTCCTTTCGATCTTCGGGGCCTTCGTCGTACAGAATCCCGCACATTGCGTAGTCGGCCGCTTTGTTTAAAATAATACCAGCTTGACAATAAGGCACCTTTTGGAGTAATCTAGACTCTAAGAGGTGCCACATGTTACTCTATAAAAAGATTACAGTATCTCATCCCCTGACAGGGGAAAAATTGAATGTTCAAGAACATGTGATGATATGGCTTTTGAAAGAGGGTCTCTGGCAAAAAGGCATTGTAGCGCTAGAAAATGGATTCGATGTTCATCATAAAGATTTCAATCACAAAAATAATGATCCATCAAATCTCATAAAGCTCAGTCGTGCTGAACACCGCAAATTACATTGGGAAAAAGATGATGCTTATCGAATGAAAGCTCTTGAGATTCTCAAAAAGGGAAGAGAATCAAGAGATCCTCAAGAAAGATTGGCATCGATTAAAAAAGCAAAGACCATGGCTGTAGAGAAGATGCTCCGCGATGGTCCTTCACCAGCACAGCTTGAAGGATTGAAAAAAGCACGGGCTGCAAGGATATTTCGGAATGGCCCTCTGAAGGAATTGACGAGCGAAGAAATAGCGGAGATCAAGCGCCTATATCCAAAGGCAAAGGGAAAGTACAATCAAGCTAAGGCTCTCCGGGAACGTTTTGGAATATCGAGAGGCCGATTGTCAAGAATCGCTGGTTGTTGACGATTTCTTTCCTGGCATCAGGTAACGAATAATTCCTAAGACAATCGTGGGCGCGATTCCAACAATGGCCCATGTCAACAGGAAGTTATTCCAATCTCTTTCTGTTGCAGGAATCAGTTCAGGCTTTATCCGATCTGAAAGAAACTCCACGGTATGAGCGGGTATCGGACGGGAATCATACCAACAAAGAGCGAACGATCCTATCAACCAGAGCCACATGAGAATCTTGATTACCCTTCGCAACTTTATCCAGAACATGTTTTGCCTCCTCATTGAAGTCTATCGCAAATAGGCACACTTCGCAATCTGCAATTGTGTGCACACAATAGATTTCCGCACTACATCTCTTGATGAACGTATCAGCAATGGTCACATGGGCCAGATCCCTGGCGAATCTGTCCACTTCAAAGGCGATCAGCCAAGACGATGAAGACAAATCCTTCAACGCGAGCTGGAAGGATCTCTATGCGCGTATCCTGGAATCGGATGACGACTACTTCACAAAGACGGTCCAAATCGCGCTCACCACACCGATGCTTGTCGGGACATTCGAATGGCTCGTTCCGATGCCTTCGGACTTCTACCAGCTCCGCACCGCGGAGTACCAGGATGGGACGACGAACGGCCAGTGGATCCCCCTGGAGAAGTTCCCGCTTTCCTCCCGGACAGATCAGGGAATTGCGGATCCCGGCTACCGGATGGACAACTCGAACCTCTGGATCAAGGGCCAGGGCATCAGCACCATCCGGATCAAGTACTATCCACCGCCGGCGCAACTCACGCATCCCCAGCCCGATCTCCAATATGGAACGAGCTATGCCCCGAATGCCTTTCCCCTCATCACTTCCCCAGCGTATGCAGCGTGGAAGAACACGGGTCTCTACATCTACAGCGCGCAGAACATCGTTGAAGAATCGATTGACAGCAATTCCGTTGTAACTCCCGTGACGCTCTATGCCGTGGGAGCGAACGTCTCCAACCTGGTCTACTACAAGGGCTATCTCTATTGGCTTCAGGCGGGGAGCATCAAGCGGGCGCCCACCGATCTTGTCACGCCATTCCTAGTCGGAGTTGTGACGACACCTATTGGAACCGGGACTGTGACCAGCTTCAGCGTGTTCATGAATAAGCTCTACTACACAGATGCGGGATCGATGAAAAGCGCGAATCTCGACGGAACGGGATCCGCGCTCCTCCTTGCTGCGGCAGGATCATGGCTCTCGCTTGCCGGCGGAATCGTTTTCTACATCGATGGCGCAGCGAACCTAAAAGCGATAGGAGGCGGAACGCTTATCATCGGGACCGCCGCAGCTTGCACAAGCGATGGAACGAATCTCTACATGCTGGACACATTGAATCAGCTCCATCTCCTCACATTGAGCGGGTCAGCCCTCGGCTCTGATACGATCATCCGGACAGATGTTTTGACCATTGGTCCATGGGCCGGAAGCCGGACGCCTTGTCTCACCGGTGAGGCGCAGACATTGATTGCCGATGATTCGACGGTCGACAGCAATATTACCTATCCTGCGAATGTTGTCCTGGAGATCATGAGCTATCAGGCGGCCATTGATTTCAGAACGAAGATCGGAGGGGAATTTGATTTCGGTCCCCTTTTCGCGAGGCTTGGCCATCCAACAGGAGCGAATGGAAAGGCGACGGGCCTCTGGGCGCGATTCGAGAGCTCGGTCCGGCGCGATAGCTACAAAGCCGTGCGCGTAAGCAACAGCCGGCGCGTGGCGGGGAATTGGTAAATGGCTCGTAGCGCGAAACTCAATCTTCAGCGTTCAATCCGCACGGACACACCAACCGGGGCGGATCTCTTCCAGATCGGCGACGATAATGCCAAGCATCTGCAAAATACCGGCATGGAGCGCAATGGCGGCCTCACTCCGATCTATGAAAAGGAAACGACTTTCCCGACTGCCGGCGTTTCCACGATTATTGCTAAAGATGGAACGGTCGTGCAGGTGGACGCATCGAATAATGTCCGCTTGAATGATCGAGTGATAGGAAATGTGGGACCGCTGGCAATAAAGAATCGAGGAGTACTCTCTGGATATCTTGATGCGGCATGGACAGCAGATGAAAC